CTCGTCGTAATGACTTAGCCTTTTCAGACTTTGTTTTCATTTCAGGTTTATCTTTAACATCATCTAAAACTGTTTGTAAAACATCTTCTTGTCCACTTATTACTTGTTTAGCATCTTCAATTTCTTTGATGTGGACAGCCATCTTTTCACGGATTTTTTCAACCTCGTCTTCGCGTATTTTACGAATAGAGGCGTTATGTTCTTTAGCAGAAGTTAACTTTGATTCCATTAAATCCATCTGATAACTGTTTTCAGTAATTGATTCTTTATTACCAGATACACGATCCTTGAGTAACGTATTCATAGTACTAAATACTTGAATATCCAATAAGTCTTCAATGATTTCTCTACGTGAGTGAGCAGGTAATTCCATAAATGGAACGTATGTTGCACTACCAAGAATAACGATTTGATTAAAAGATTTATAATTTAAATTAAGAATGTTTTGTTCAAGGTAGGCTTGGTAATCCTTGGACGCTGCATCTTGGTTTATCATTACGTTATCTTTCCAAATCTCAAATATATTCGGTTTGATACCACGACGTATTAGATAATTATTACTACCAACTGAGAACGTAATCTCAACTTCGGCTTCACGCGCATTGATAGTATTAATTAATTGACCTTTATTAATTTTACGAAAAGCTCTACCATATAAAGCAAAAACAATAGCATCAAGTAACGTAGACTTTCCACTGCCGTTTGTACCACTGATAAGAGTAGTCCTATGATGATCCAATCGTACTTCGGACCAAGCGTTGCCTGATGATAACAGGTTTTTGTATTTTATTTTCTTAAACGTTATTTTCATTAAATGCTCTGTGCTTCCAAATATAATTCATCAATTAATTCTTTAATCTTTTGCTTATTAGATTTTGTATCAATAGATTCAATATAGTCATGTAAAATGTCTTTAGTATCTTTTGTTTCGTCAAGTATTTCATCAACACCAGCATCACCTAAATTAAGTGAGTCTTCAATCGACTTTACGTCGCTTGCTCCAGCATCAGCGAGTTTGTTTAAAAACAAATCGTATATGTATGGATTAGTTCTGTTTTTAACGATAACCTTAATGTATGAGTCTTTAATATTAGTCAAATCTAAATGAGCAATATCCTCAATAGTCATGTCAGCATCGTCGTAATCAATTTTATGGTAAATGCAGAAAGGGTTTAAAATCCATTCCAACTCACGAGTTTCAGTATCTAAAATACGAAAGCCACGTTTACCTTGATAATCAGACCAAGTCATTTCATATGGAGCACCAAGATAATTAATGTTACCATATTCAGATGGATGGTGGAAATGGCCAGAATAAACCTGTTCATAACTACCAAACAATTCTTTAGTTAGACCATGGTCACAGATCGCGCCCTTCAGCATTTCAAAACCAATAATATCAAAGTGACCCATACATATATGAGCATTTGATTTACGAATGGCTTCCAAACATACCTCAGAATTTGTTTTTGTAATCCATGGTACCATTATAACATTAGTTGATCCAAATGTCAACTCAACAGGTGCATCACGATATATATTGAAGTTTGTATACTCTTGGAGCAACAAGTTCATTGAGTTGACTTCATTTGTATTTGTATAATAAACGGAGTGATTACCTACGACTGCATGGTATTCAATATCACGTTTTTGTAGTTCATCAAAGAAAAACTTCTTAGCTCTATCAAGTGTAACATAGTTGATGTATTTACGACGGTCAAAGGTATCGCCTAGATCCAATACTGTTTTAATGTTATGCTCATCCAAATGAGGAAAAAACACTTCATTAAAAAACTTTTCTTGGTGATCCAAAAATACTTTAGAATCGCCACGCACACCAAGATGCATGTCTGTAATTATAGCAACCTTCACTCTTTAGGATCCTCTTCCTTAGCGGCCGCTTCAATCGACTCTTTCTTTTTCGCTTTATCTCTAGCAATCTTATCCTCATAATCTTGTACAAACGAATTCATATAATCAACATTAGTGTTAAGGTTTAGATTTATGTCTTCGCCACCGGTATAAGTACCACCAGTAGGAACCAAAACTTGAGATGATTTAAAACGAATATACATTTGCTTTTTCTCTTTTTGAATACGACGTAGGAATGCGTACCAAATAATTTGAGTAAAATATGCAAATGGATTAGATGATTTCTCTGAGTTAAAATTACTCATATATGATAGACAATTTTCAATACCATCTGAAATCATATCCTCTTTGTAAGAGTATCCACTGAAGTTTGGTTTTGTTGCGAGTCTAGTCGCAATTTGATAGATGCACTTACCGATGTAGTCCGGACATCTTGGTTTCTCGTCACCAGCATCTTCTGCCTCGGTACACGCTTTTTTGTACGCTATTAATGCTTCTAAAAAGTCTTTATTATTAACGTAATTTTTCTTAGCTCTTTTTGCCATATGGTCAGCCAGCCTCCTGTTTTAAATTTGGAATTCTAATATTTCTATTGGATTCTATATAATAATAACATAATAATCAAAGATTGTCAACTAGTTTTATTTTCACCTTCCGTGCATTTTTTAGTTGACAAGGTATTTAGGGTATGGTATAATAGATTTATCTACTATAAAATAATACTATATGTTCACTGTGTATATCTTAACTGAAAATTGTTCAGATCCGTAAATTTCTATTCGTTTTCTAAAATGTTGTAATGTATAATTCTGGTAGGCTCCAACACTCAAATCATCAGCAATATCGTAAAGCGTAGCTTTATCGGCATCGTTGCCCTTCCTTAGGGCACGACCGATTGATTGAAGTACCTTAACTTCTGATTTAGATCCAGATGCGAATATAACATTATCGAGTTTCTTTAAATTAATTCCAGTTGAGAACGTACCAAATGATGCAAGAATGTCATGTTGTTTAATAGGATCATTTTCAATCATATGTCTGATTCTTTCACGTTCTTCACCTTTGGTAGCACCATATATAAAATGTAATTGTCTACCATCTTTTCTTAACATCGGTTCTAATAATTTACCATGTTTTTCAACTAAATCAAATAAAACCAAATTATTCTGGCCTTCGAGTGACCACAATAAATTTCTTATGAATACATTACGTTTATTATTATTCGTTATATATTCTCTTTCAGCTGGGTATTTTTGACTGGTATTCTGTACTTTACCTATTGCCTTTTTAAACGCTTTTCTATTTTCAATACTATGAGATAATACAATTGCCTTTATATTAAAGTCAGCAATAGTACCAGCATCCATAAGATCCTTAGTAGAAACGTGCTTACGAACAGAACCAAAACAACCCTCCAGTACAAGCCTATGAGTTTTGCTCTCTTCTGATTTTAACGTACCGGTAAATCCGTGTCGATAATAACATTCATCGAGTCCTTCCATAATTTTCTGTAATGATTTTGCTTGGAATAAATGAGCTTCATCACCAAGCACTACTTTAAATTGGCTAAACCAATCTTTCTTTAATTTAATAAGAGATTGCCAAGTTGATACAACAATTGGTGCATCTGTATTTTTATCAATACCACCTTGGATTTTATATATGTGAGATGGATCGCAACCATAATCAACAAAGTCACCAGCCATCTGATGTACCAATGAAATTGTTGGAACGATAATAAGAGTACGATGCTCGAATGCTCTATAATAATGTTGTTGAATTAAATAAATGATTAACGATTTACCAGATGATGTTGGCGATAAAGATAATGAACGACTATCTCGTATAGCGTCTACAATATATTTGTTCTGATAATCACGAGGTTCAAACTTACAATTAACTTCTCTAGCCATCTCATAGCCATAATCGTCAGGAACTTTTTCGCCATTCATTAAATGGTCTGGTGCGTTTAATTCATATCCACGGTCTTCGCAAAATTTACGAAGTTTACTAAACAATCCAACATACAAAACGGATTTCATAGGATGAAAAATACGTATCCACCCGTCCCAAACTCTATTTTTGTAACTTGGGTTAAATTGATAACCTTGTGGTTGGAATTTAAAATATGCCTCGAGCTCAAACTTTACGCTTGACTCTGTATTAATCTTTAAATATACTGCGTTGATTTGTTCAACATTAATTATATCTGGCATAATATCACCTTCTCATTATATATGTACTATTTATAATGAGCGCTAGTAGTCTCCTGCTTGGAATTTCATCACTGCTATAATGTTATTAATAATGAAGTTACGACTGTGGATTGTTTTAACAATATCTTCAAGGTAATTTGCTCTGCAGCTATGATAATCAATCTTTAAACTTAGTTTGATAATATCAGGATCAGCTTGAATATATTGGTT